AATGTGATCGACATGATATTTCTGTCCAAGGTCTACTCCGTAGTAAGCGCACTTACCGTTTTGCTCTTCGTACAATCGAAGAACGTCGGCGGTAGTATGTTTTCCAACCGCACCGGCGATTTTGGCTCTGCGATTTTTAGACCTAATCCCGTGTTCTTCTTTATGGAGTTGTCCGTAATTGTGTGTATATTCGGTATGGTCTCTAGGATTATTCTTTTTCCAAATACTAACACGAGAAATAATCTCTTTACTGTGTTTTTTGTAATACTCTTGCATCTGAGCGCGTTCTTTTTCTCTGTTCTTTTCATGTTCAAGATGACGATCTTCCGACCGACAATTTTTACAGCGCGGATGAAGTCCGCCGGTTTTCTGCGGATGACGATGAAAATATTCAGTTGTTGCAGGAAGTTCTTTGTGGCACTTGGAACAAGTCTTAAGCATGATATACCTCACGAAGGATACCGTTTGGAAGTTTTGCAGTCAGGCGGCGGTATATCCGCTTTTCGCCCCGTCGGGCTAGGCTGCTAAGTAATTTTACCACAGTAACACGGGCCCCACCCGCCTTAATAAGGTGCGAGTCAATGGCTAAAAAGCCTAAATCCTGCTAAGCAGGTACTTATGAAAAGGAGTAACAAATGACAACTACTTTTTCCGGCCCCGTAATTAGCACAAATGGTTTTATTGGCGACTTGACCGGCTCCCAGGTCGGTTACGGAATTTTCCCTGCTGCGACCGATTATCCAACTGGCGTTGCTGAGGCTATCAGCCCATCTGTTCGCAACGCCACCCTTTCCAAGGGTTCGGCAGGCACGTATACCGTCGCCGCGCCCGGGGCTACCCCGGTTGGCTGGTTTCTGCTGATCACGTCCACCACTGCCTTTGCGCACACCGTAACCGTGACCGGCCTCAACACCTCAACCGTCATCACCCTTCCGGCGGTTGTCGGAGCCCAGATTTTACTACTCGCTGTCAGCGCAACCGTCTGGATGCAAATCCCTACCGGTCTATCCGGCCTATTCCCCTACGCGGCTGCCCCGACTGCTTATGCTGCGGGTGCTACCGAAGCGATCAGCCCATCGGTTGCCAACGCTGCATTGACCAAGACTACCCCGGCGGGAACGTGGACGCTGGCCGTCCCGGGCGCCGCGAACGTCAACCGGAAGATCACGGTTTATCAGACTGTGGCGCTTGCCAACGTCGTAACCGTGACCGGCCTTCTGGGCGGAACAACCCTAACCGCCGCTGTCGCCATCGGGGCGAGCTTCACCCTGTTGGCGATTGACGCCACTCACTGGGCCGTGGTTGCCTTGAACGGCGTAACACAGACCGCCTAATCTGAAACACTCTCAGGGGTGGGCGCAAGTCCACCCATTCTTGAAAGGACAATCTCATGTTCAAATTTATGCGTGATGTAACTACCATGACCGGCAAGCATTTTATGGCCGGTACCATTGTCCCGGACGGTTTCAGCACCCCGGCTGGCCTGGCTGAAATGGTCAAGGCTGGCGACATCGAAGAAGTCGGCGAACCGATCCTTGTCGATGAACCTACCCATGCGAAAACCCCTGCCGAGAAACCAACCAAAAAGGCTGCATAATGAGCGCGTCCGGGATCCTGCAAGCCGCAACGGTTATCTCTAAAACTAATCAAGTTGCCATCGGCGGCGAAATCCCGACCGAGAACGCCTGGTATCTAACCGTCTTTATTGATTACGTCAAAGGCGATGAGAGCGGCGTGACTGTGCGGGCATTCGCAAAGCGCACGACCGGCGGGACTGCCTATCAAACGCGTGTCTGGACCGAAGCAAGTGGCGTCCAAACTGCCGACCTCGAAACCATCCCCCTGACTGCCTCCGGTTCGTATGCTTTCAGGATCATGCTGGGTGCGATTGATTATCTTGCCTTGACCCAGGCCGGTACCAACGACGGTACGCCCACCGGGACGCTGGCCGTCTCTTATACGTTATCGCAGTAGTAACCCATGAGCGCAACCGGAATTTTGCAAGCCGCTACTACGATAGCCAAGACCGTCCAGACGGCGGTTGGTGCGGAAATCGGCACCGAAAACGCCATGTATATCACGCTCTTCTTCTCCTACGTCAAGGGGAATGAGACCGGGCTGGACATCATCCTGAACGCCCGCAACACAACCGGCGGGGCCAACCATCAGAACCGAATCTGGACGCCCACGTCCGGCGCTGAGGCTGGTGATGTGGAGAAGATCAGAGTCACTGCGTCGGGCGATTATTTCTTCACTTGGCTCATCAAGGGAATTGACTTTGTGCAGTTTACTGCTGGAGGTTCCAATAATGACGGGACACCTACCGGCACCTTGGCCGCATCCTACACACTGACAGGTGTCTAATGGCATTTACTTTCGATCCCGCCCTGGCTGATGATATATCTTTGACGCGTTTCCACGTGGGAGACACCAACGAGATGGATCACTACCTGGAGGACGCGACAATCAAATACTACGTCGACTCGGTCGGTATTGGCGCGGCAGTCGTCAAGTGCATCCAATATATCATTACGCGGCTGTCTGTCCCGGATGAGCACACTGGTCAGCACAGCGAGAGTTACGCGTCTGCCCGGGCGGGTTACGAGAACCTGCTCAAGTCAAAGTCTCAGGAGTTCGGTATCTCCCTGTCCGGTGCCACGGCCTCGTCTTCCGTCTCACTGCCCTACCGCGCCGATAGCTACATGACTGATGGCGAACAGGATGGGGCATGAAAACCAACGCACAAATGACCCTGTATAACGGCTACGTCTCTGGCGGCGTGCAGCATTACCAGCGCACGCCGATTGTTGCCGTGGTATGGGAGTCGGTTAAGGCTTCCAACGTTATTCGATCCGGCCTAATTGCCGCAGACAGCGCTGCAATTTATATTCCCCTGTCCATGTGTGCAAACTATCTCAAACCTTTGGTCTGGCAGGCTTTGGCTGTAAAGGTCGGACACTGGACGCTCCAGGTCGGGGATTACATCGTAAAAGGCCTCGTGGTTGACGAAATCACTACTTCATTTTCTATCACAAATTTGAAGGCGAAGTGGGACGACTGCTTACAGGTGAAATCGGTCGATACTATGGACGAGGGTAGCGCTCGAATGCGTCACTTCAGGCTGGGTGCGCAATGAGCGGACCAATTATAGAAACACCCCGCGGAACCGTTACCATTCAAGGCGGCGTGACTGCTCGACTTGACTGGAACCCTGATTTTCAACCGCGCTGGCAGAACAACTATTCGATGGCACAGAAATTCGTTGACAACGCTGTGCTAGCTGGGTGCAATCCCTACATTCCGTTAATTACTGGAATGTTAATCGCATCAGGAATTTTAGGGACTACCGTTGGCAGTGGAGAATGCAGTTGGATTGCCCCCTACGCTCGCGCGGTTTATTATTCTAAGCGTGCCGTTGGGCGAGAATCGGGCGCGCTTAGAGGAGGGTTCTGGTTCGCCAGGTGGAAGCCCATCGGTGCGCCCAGTGTGATCGCTGGTGCCCGCAAGATCGCAGGTGGCGGATGACCCTCCCAACCAGCATCCTTCAGGGCGTAAAGGATTACTTCGTCGATAACGCTGCATCGGCTGGGCTGGAATCGGGCGCGCTGATCGGCGTGGACTTTCTCGGCCCGGACCAGGTTGGTTATTCCATCGTGACCATGCCGGGAGCGACAAAAGAAGTTTACCTGGATGGCGGATCATCCCGGACGTTTCCATTTGCTCTGCAAGCCACCTTGAGCACCGCGGATGACACTGCCCGCATAGAGAACGGCGGATTTTTCGAGCAGTTGAGCGATTGGCTGGATGCGCAGTACGATGCGGACAATTTCCCCACCCTTCCGACCGGTAAGTCTGCCGACAAGATCGAAGCCCTGGACTGCGGCTACCTTTACCAAGAGGGAAGCTCGGGCACTGGTGTGTATCAAATTTTGGCACGCTTATCATATTCACAGGTTGCGCCATGAAGATCACATTGTGGCGACCTTGCGCCGATAGTTCCGACCGATGGGCGGTTGAAGAGTCGTGCTGGAACCTGGAAACGCCGGACAATATCAAGCTACGACTGAAGCGCACCGGCCCCAACAACGTAAGATATTCGTGGAATATGGCAGTGGCCGAGTTCCTGAATAGTGGCGATGATTGGTTGCTGTCCTGGCACAGCGACGTGGTAGGCGTTCCGCAGACACTTATGCGCTTGCTCTCATGGGAAAAGCCGCTCGTCTCTGCCCTGATTTTCATGCGTTCCGGGCCGATCATGCCGCACGTCTGGCAAAAGTATCCAGGCAAGGAAATCTACTCTCCGCGCATAGTGGATACCCGCAAATGGTTCTATGCGCACAAAGAATATATCAAGTCATTTGGTCCGTTTGTGATGGATCCCCGGCCGGACGATGCGTTGGCTTCTGTTATCTTCACATCAACATCTTGTATGTTGATTCACCGCACGGTTTTGGAGGCGATGCGCAAAAAGGTAAAAGGCGTCTGGTTCAAATGGGACGACGACTATACTGGCGGAGGTGAAGATCGAAACTTTTGCGAGCACGCGAAAAAGGCAGGCTTTGAAACCTTTGTAGACCGTTCCTGTGTAGTTGGTCATCTGGTGGGCGATATTCCCACCTCCGCAGCCGACTTCTTCGCATGGGATTATGTATCCACGGTTCTCCATACGGGCGAACCGCATGAAGTTATAGATTAAAGGAGTAAATAACATGGGTAAAATCAAGCGTTCACAAATTGCAACATTCCTGAATATCTCTTCCAGTTCATCCGCCAACTATAAGCTGGTGGGCGTTGGCGTCACGACTTACAAGATCGCCATGAACCCGAAGAAAACCACTGAGACCTACATCAGTGATAATAGTGCCACGACCACAGTCGACTCGTATGAGCCGAGTGGGGCTGTGACGTTGCAAGCCGTTGCAGGCGATCCGCTCTACAACTACCTGGACGCTATGCGCCGCAATCCGGCAGTCTTGGACGACGCGGTCACCGACCTGGTGGATGTGTACATGTATCAATCCTCCAGTTCCGGCGCTTATCCGGCGGACAAGCACAGCGTCGCTGTTGAGATCAACGACTTCGGTGGTGACGGTGGAATGCCGGCTGAAATCAGCTTCACGTTCAACTACAACGGCGCGCCCACGTCTGGCATGTACAACCCTACCAGCGCTTCGTTCGTCGCGAATTAATCCATAATCCCCGCCGTTCTATATTGGCGGCGGGGACTTTCTCGAAAGGAGTCATTATGGCACTACTCAAACTTGGTGACAATGTTATTGACGTTCCTGAGAACAAAGTCGCTTATTGGCAGCACCTGGGATATGCCCGGGTTGAAGAACCTGTCAAACCGACTGAAGAATCGAAGAAGAAAAATGTCCTGGAGACCTGGGAAGATCGGAAAAGCAAATAATGGACTCGATTCAGATTGATTTAGGCATCAAGCGATTGCAGATCAACGACGGCCCCGAATTCATCCAGTTTTCCCCGGATGACATTACCTTCGCCGAGCACTTTTACCAGCTCATCCAGGACTTCCAGACGAAGCAGGTTGAGTACCAGAAGCGCGCCGAGGCGATTGATGCAAACACAGCATTAGACGCCAACGGCATTCCCGCCAACGTTCCCGAAGGCCTCGCAATGATGCACGAGGTCTGTGACTTTATGCGTGAGAGAATTGACCTACTCTTTGGCGAAGGCACGTCTCAAAAGGTATTTGGGGATGCGTTATCGCTGGGCATGTACGAGTCATTCTTTCAGCAAATTACCCCCTATATTCAAAGGTCCCGGTCCGAGAAGATAGCGCAGTACGCACCTCCGCCGGTTGCAAAGAAGCGCAGACATAAGGCTGTGATGAAATGAATCTCCTGATCGACGAGCTGCCCGAAGCGGTGCTTGTCGGAAAGAAGATATGGAAAATCAATACCGACTTCCGCGATTGCCTCCGGGTGCTTCTGGCGTGGGAAGATGAAACACTTACAGGCTACGAGAAAACCATGATACTTTTGAGTAACCTTTACCCTGTTATGCCGGACGACATCAACGGCGCGCTCGAGCAGGGTATGAAATTCTTGAATTTTGGAAGGACCGAGGTAGTGGAAGATGACAACCCGATGCGGCTTTACTCGTTTGCAAAGGATGCTTCTCTGATCTTTTCGGCGTTTCGCCAGACCCACCAGATTGACCTGGTAACGGAGAAACTACACTTCTGGACTTTCTTATCGCTCTTCTCGGATCTTGGGTCTGACACGGCCTTTTGTCAGTTGATCGGGCTGCGCAAACGGGTGAAGACCGGCACGGCTTCGCCGGAAGAAGTGAAGGCGGCTGAGGACATGGGTGCAGCATTCACGCTCGAAGAGCCCGACTTAAGAACGGCAGAAGAAAAGGAACAGGAAGCGGAGTTCATGCGCTTAGTTGGACAAGGAAAATGATGTATAATACAAGTGTTGAGGGAAGTAAGGAGTTTTTGTTTGCCAATAGAGAGCCGTTACTCATGGTAACTCCTGATTCCCTCGACAAGAATCGGCGAAACATGGGTAACGGCTCTCTGCGCGAGGATACGATGAAGAGAGTAAGTGGCGTGTACAAAATTACGAATATCGTCAACGGTAAATTTTATGTTGGTTCTTCCAAAGACATCGAGAGAAGAAGAAAACAACATTTTAGCAAAAGGGGAGGAAGCCTGGGGCTTACCCGTGCAATTCTTAAACACGGAATTGATAATTTTATACATGAAATTCTGGAAGAATGCCCAGAAGAAGAATTAATTAAACGGGAGCAACATTTTATTGATTTGCTAAAACCCCAATACAACCTCAGCCACATTGCAGGAAGAATTGAGCATACACCAGAAGTAAGGGATAAATTGTCGGCAGCCATGAGAAAAATTTGGCAATCAGAAGAATATAGAGCCAACGCGATTGCCAAGAAAAAAGGAATCCCTTCTTGGAATAAGGGCATAAAATCCAGCCCAGAAACCATTGAGAAATTAAGGGCATCCCATTTAGGAATACCCCATTCCTCGGAATGGCGAATAAAAATGAGGGGAATTATGACGGGTCGTAAAATGACCGATAGCGATAAGGCAAAGATGAGCGCCGCCCAAAAAGGACACGCTGTCACGGAAGAAGCGAAGATAAATATGTCGCTTGCCCATCTAGGGAAACCAAGTCCTAGAAAAGGTTGCAAGCTGTCAGATGAAACTAAAGCAAAAATAAGTTTGGTACAAATTGGGCACGTTGCTTCGGAAGAGACCCGCGCAAAAATGCGAGCATCTAGCAGGCATCAAAAGCCGTCAGATGAACACATGGCGAAATTATCGGCATTATTTACGGGTAAACCGCTTTCAGAAGAACATTGTAAAAAATTATCAGTAGCGCACATGGGAAACACAAGCGCACTTGGCCACAGGGTATCTGACGAGGCCAGAGAAAAAATATCTATTGCTGTAAGGAAACATAATCAGCAACGGATGAAGGTGGACTAATGGCTCAGTATGACGGCTCCATCAATATTTCCAGTAAAATCGACGAATCTGGATTTAATGCCGGGACAAAATCCATGTCCGCCGGGCTGTCTGGACTCGTGGGAGTTCTAGGCAAAGTAGCCGCGGCCGTTGGCATTGCCTTCGGCGTGGGTGCAATCGTAAATTTTCTGAAGCAGTCTGCTCAGTTAGCATCCAGCATACAGGTGATGCAGAACAGGTTTAATACGATCTTCGGCGGTCTGGCCGGGACAGTAAAGACTCAATTAACTGCCATTGGGGATGCCACAAACTTCTGCGAGAACGACCTGATGGACTTGGCGACTACCCTACAAGTTGCCTTCCTCAATCTTGGATATACGAGCGCAAACGCCGCTAACACTTCCGTAACTGCCATCAAGCGGGTGCAAGACTTGGCTACGTTCTGGGGCACGGACGTGGGGACTATTACCCAGGCTATCCAGATGGGTATGCTGGGCATGACCCGCGGCCTTCGACAATACAACGTCGTGATAGACGAGAGCAAGATCAAGGCGCAAGCGCAAGCGATGGGCCTTTGGGATGGCGCAGGCGCAATGAGTGCGCAAGCAAAAGCCGCCGCAACTTTGCAGATCATCCTTCAGCAAACCTCCTACGCTCAAGGCAATGCTGAAAAGACTGCTCACACGTGGGCGGGTGAGGTGCGAGGCCTGGCAAACGCATGGGAAGAGTTTAAAGTGGCGGTCGGTAACGCGGTCATCATCTTCGCCCCGGTCGTTGCAGTAATAAAGACGATCATCGTTTGGGCGACCGCCCTGGCGAATGAGTTCGCGGCACTTATTGCCATGATATTCGGGATTGACGTGGGTGCGAACGCGGCGACTGCCGGAGTTCAGGGGGCTGCGGACGCGGCAGGTGCATTGGCTGATAACACTACAGCGGCAGGGGCCGCGGCAAAAGGCGCACTGGCCAGCTTCGACCAATTAAATGTGCTTGCTCAAGCCTCTGGGACGGGTTCTACTGCGACTCCAGCCACCCCCGGCGCAGGAGGACTTGCAATGCCGTTACCAGATACCAGCGCGGTCGATGCTGTACAGGCGAAGGTGAAGGCATTCTACGATGCCATGATGACATTCCTCGCGCCCGTCATTACCGCATTCGACCGGCTAAAGGCTGCTCTCGAACCGCTGGGAGAGACGATCTGGGCAGGCTTGAAGTGGGCGTGGGATAACATTCTCGTTCCGTTGGGGAACTGGACTATAACCACCCTTTTACCGGTATTCCTGGATCTGCTTGCAGCCGGCGCAACCACGCTAAACACCGCGCTCATTGCCCTCAAGCCGCTGGGTCAATGGTTGTGGGACAACTTCTTACAACCGCTTGCCACCTGGACGGGAGAGGCGATTATTGACGGCTTGAAGTGGGTCACGCAATATCTGAAAGATTTAGGTACTTGGATCGGCGAAAATCAAACCACTTTTGATGCACTCGTAGCAACATTTGCCGCTATCGCCCTAACAATTTTCCTGATTGAAACTCCGGTTGCTGCGGTTATTGTCGCTTTTGGTTTGTTGGGAGCAGCCATAGTTACTCTGAATCATTACTGGCCGCAAATATCAGACGCAGCGTGGACTGCTTGGGACGACATTAAAACCACTTTGACTCCCGCCGCGGGCTGGTTCAAGATCAATGTAACCGACAAGATAGAAGCATTATATGGCCCTATGTGGACGAAGTATACAGGAGCTTCTCAAACTGCATTGGACACGATGAAGAACACCTGGATTGACGCACCCTCTTGGTTCCAATCTCACGTAACTGACCCTATCCGTGCACTATATGGCCCAATGTGGACATGGTATGGAAACGACTCTACGACCGCCTGGCAGACATTTACGGCAGTCTGGATAGTGGCTAATAGCTGGTGGCAAACCCACGTCACCGGCCCCATTGGAAACCAGATGAACTTATTCTGGGACTCTTGGAAACAAGGGGCATCCGATACTTTTATGTATCTTGTGACGGTTTGGCTTGCCATGTCTCCGTGGTTGCAAACTTACATCTTTGGCCCCATTGGAAACCAGGTAAGTCTATTCTGGGAGGGGTGGAAGACCGGCTTCTGGGACGTTTACACTGCCATCGCCACTATTTCCGGGAATATTGGAGATGTGTTAAATACAATGTTATTGGGAGTAATAAACCAAATAAATGCTGTTCTTGCTGGTCTAGCTGCTGCATCCGGAGTGCATATTAATCCAATCAGCACAGCTCCTTTTACCGCTGGAACTGCATACAAGACCACTATCCACAATCTTGGTGCTGCTGGCGGCGTTTACCCTCCCAACTCTCCTATCGCCACCATACTTGGCGATCAGACTTCTGGTTATAACGTTGAAGCACCCTCCGCCCTTATTAAACAGCTTGTCGCCGAGGGTATCCAGCAAGCGGGAGGTGGCGGCGGCGGAGACATTACTATAACTATGCCTGTATACCTCGACGGCGAAAAAATCTACGTTGGGCAGCAGAAAATACAGAGACGGCACGGGACCAGTCTGATAGCAAGCGGAGTTACACAATGAGTCTAACCATCGACGGCGCGACCTATAACCTGCCCATGAAAGTTATAAACCGGACAGCTAGTGCGGTCTATAAATATGCAGAGCGCGTCGAGACGGGCGACCTTAAGTCGGAAATAATCGGGTTTTGGTACAACTTCGATGTAGAGGTTGGTCAATCGATTAACAACGTGGCGGATTACAACGCTCTCTGGATCAAATTAAGTGAAGCAGTAGAAAGCCACACTATTACCATGCCGAACGGCGCTTCCGATTTGACATTCTCGTGTTATTTCGCAAGTATAAAAGACGAAGTTTCCAAGCAAAAAGGCGGTACGAACTATTTTAGGAATCTGTCCTTTTCAATCATCGGTACTTCTCCGGCGGTCGTTCCATGAAGACTTCTCCTCTTGTCCAGTTCGGCGCGGTCACCTTCGACGGCACATCAATTCAGTCTGCCGAGGTGGTGGAACAATTTAACCCGCTGGCCACTGAGTTGCCAATTAGCACATTCGACCTGACCATATTCTCCACGGATGCCGACCTTGCGATAATCAACCCGGCTGGCGACTATGCCGGGCTGAATAGCAGTCAACCTCTTGCGGTTTATGAGCTCGTCGGCGACACAACCGTCTTTATTGGGCAGTTCTACCTGGCCACCTGGACCAATCCGAGCGACACGCAGATCAAACTTTCCTGTGTGGACGTTCTTGGCCTGTTGGATAAACTGGATTATGACGGCGGAATGTGGACCACTCCGACTGCCGCAAGCGCGATGATAAAGACCATGCTGGCCGGAATAGGCGTGGCCTGCGATATTGACCCGGCTCTTGACGCGGTCATGCTGACCGGCTGGATCCCCATTTGTAGTTACCGGGAGGCGCTCCAGCAGATCGCATTTGCGGCTGGGGCATATGTCATTACCGCTCGGATGAAGAATTTGACGGTAGGACAGACACCCCTCGCAGGCACGATAGACAAAAACACTCGTTGCGGGGTAGTTGGAACTGGACAGTCACATGTATGGGGCAGGCGCTTCCGTTCTAATATCTGGACTTCCAATGTATCCGGGATGGTGGTAAGCAGTGGCATAGCATTAGGTGTGTCCGGGGCCGGACAGTCACGCGTCTGGAGCCACCGCTTCCGGGTAGGAGCCTGGGAATCTTTGGTTGGAGACTTCCCCATCACCAAAGCTCAGAAGGGTGCAGATCAGTCCTTGACTTTGAAACCGCAAGTCACAGGTGTAGAAATAACGGCGCATAACTACGTGGCATTGACCGACTCTATGGAACTTTTCAACGGCGTCTTACCAGCCGGAACAAATAAGATCCCGTTTAGCGAGCCGGTGCATGACTTGTCCATAACCGGCGCGACCATCACGGACAGCGGGGCGAACTACGCAACGATTAGCGTGGCTGTTGCCGGCACAGTGCTGCTCACGGGTTTGAAGTATGCAGACACGACCAGCGTCTCTGGCGTTTACATGACCGGAAGTCCTACGTCCAATATTTTGACCGTAGATCAAGCCACTCTGATAAGCTCTTCGAATGGGGCTGCTATTGCCCAGCTCATGTACTCATATTATCAGGAACGCTACTGGCAAAAGATGAAACTCTATGCGTCTGCTGTTGCGACTGGCAATGCTGCCGTGGTGGACACGCTTTACGGGATGCAACTGCGTGGCATGGTGGAAAAGATGGATCTTGACCTGGCCGGAGGGTTTACCTCGGCTTGTGAAGTCATTGGAAATATTAGCTAAAGGAGATCAAAATGACATATGTACCGACTGGATGGGTAGACGAGGTACTTCCCGCTGGTGAGCGCTATGATTTGCTCACCAATGCTGGCGGTGCGCTTTATTCGCAAGTGCAGATCAAACAGCACGATGTCCCAACCGTAGCAGGCACTCCGGTTAATGCCGCGGCGATGCTCCATATTGAAAACGCTGTCGCAGCCATTTTGAACACGATGATGCCCAATCGCAATGTTATCATCGACGGCGGTTTTACCATCAACCAGCACGTCTACGTCTCTGGTGCTGCCCTCGCCGCTGGGGTGTATGGTCACGACCGCTGGAAAGCCGGCGCAGGCGGAGGTAATTATTCCTTCACGCAACTTGCCAGCCCGACGACAATTACCATCGCCGCGAGCAAAACACTCATTCAAGTCATTGAGAATGCGAACGTTTACGGTGGGACTTATATTCTCTCATGGACAGGCACATGCCAAGCCCGTTATGCTGTCAACAGTGCCACGCCTGCCGGAGCCTACGCTGCCAGTCCGATAGTCATTACTGGCCAGACTCCCGGCACTACTATGTCGGTTGAGTTTGGAAATGGTGCATCCTCTGGAACTCTGTGCAATGTGCAACTAGAGCTTGGGACAGTAGCAACCCCGTTTGAGTTTAGACCGTTTGGGCAGGAATTGGCGTTGTGTCAGAGATATTGTTATGCACATGCCATCGGTTCAAACCAAATCATTGGGATAGGTTGTTACTACAACGCCTCAGAATTATCGGTATCTATAAAATTCCCAGTCAATATGCGTACCGCACCATCTTTACTTCAAAATCTTACAGCAGACATTTATAGTATTAATTGTAATGGAGCTCAAGATGCTTTTGGTACATTTGTGTCTAATTTTACCAGTACCACAATGGCCGACCTATATAGTATTACAGGAGTTTCAGGAACTTCTGGTTATGCTGGTTTTGTATACACCAACAACGCAATATGTTATTTGACATTTGTAGCAGAATTATAGGAGATGTTATGTATATACTAAACTACGACCCACGAACAGGCAAAGTCTCATCCATCCAACTCGGCAACATGTGCATTCCTCTCTGCCCCGACAACACAGACTATCAGGCGTTCTTGGCATGGAACAAGGCACAGAAGAAACCGCTCGACCTGGAAAGCACCATCGAACCAGTTGCGCCAGAACCAGTACGTGACCTGGCGGCAGAAGTGACAGCTCTCCAGACGCAAGTGGATGAGATTGCGAAGGCAACTGATGCTACAGGGTAACGGGGCGTTCTCTAAAGGACACATTCCGTGGAACAAGGGAATGAAAGGGATCAGAGTATCTCCTGATACAGAATTCAAGAAGGGAGTTGTTTCGTGGAACAGAGGTAAAAAATATCACACTGGCATAAAAACCCTTGGTTTTACTGGAAAGAAGCATTCAGAAGAAACAAAATTAAAAATGTCTTTGGCGGCAAAGTCCCATGTATTTACAACAGAGCACCGCGATAATATTTCTAAGGCTCTCAAAGGGCATAAAATGCCAGATAGTCACAAAGTGGCAATGTCAAAGAGACTAAAAGGAAACAAATATCGACAGGGAATACCGCATTCAGAAGAAACGAAAAAAATAATGTCAGATCAACGACAGGGAGAACTAAACGGAAACTGGAAAGGTGGCTTGTCTTTTCTTCCTTATTCCTCTGAATTTAATTACAGAACAAAAGAGTCAATCCGAGAAAGAGACAATCGTCAATGCCAAAAATGTGGCATTCTAGAAACAGAGCATCCAATCAAGCTCGCTATACACCATGTGGATTATAATAAACAAAAATGTTGTTCCAACAATCTTATTACTCTTTGCAAGAAGTGTAATAGCGAAGTGAACGGCAACAGAGATTATTGGAAATCGTTTTTTGTCGAAAAACTGCAAGATATAAAGTCTGCGCTGGCGGATGCGAATATCGCGGTCGTGGACTCGGTTGCTATGAGTGAAAGGGCGATCAAATGACACGTACTCTCGGGGTCGATATTTCAGAATGGTCTGGTAAGGTGGACTTCGGCAAGATGAAATCCGCGGGTGTGGAGTTTTGCTACACCAAAGCGTGCCAGCTTCTAAAGGATGCGCAATTCTCGAATTACTGGCCGGCTATGAAACAAGCCGGTCTTCTTAGAGGAGCCTTCGCATATCTCGACTGGCGAGATTCAGAGTTGAAACAAGCCAAGTTATTCACTGATACGCTGGGCGGCGACGTGGGAGAATTACCGCCGATGCTCGACTTGGAAATGGATCCCACGCCGTACAAGCTCTCGCCCGCGCTAGTGCAAGGCAAGGTGTGGAACTGGATCCAGGCAGTGGAAAAGACGACCGGACGCGTACCTATCATTTACTGCGGCGCGTACTTCTGGACGCAGTGGATGACAAGCGACCCGGGCTGGTTGAAATATCCGTTCTGGTTGGCTTGGTACTCCAGCGAGGCCTATATAAACTTCATAAGCCTGCTAAAGGGATGGCATCACGGCGCGCCGAAGCCGTGGCCGGATTGGCTAGTCTGGCAGGATGCTGCCAATGCTAGCGGGTATCAATATGGAACGCAAGCATTGTCCATTGATCGGGATTGGTTCAATGGTGACCTTGCTGCTCTCAAGGCATGGGCAAGCGGCGCCCCGGTACCAGGTCCAGCACCTATCCCCACACCCGCGCCCATTCCTGCCCCAGTAATTCCCGCCTCCGCTCTTGGCGCGTACCGCGTCGTCAAAACTTCCTGGATCTTCCCAACTCCAAACGATGCAACTCCAGGCAAGCTGGTGGGCCAAACAACCTCGAACGAGCAGGTTACGGTCAGTGCGATCATGGGCGATTGGGCGCAGTTGAGTGCGCCGGTGGCAGGCTGGGTACGGCTGGTAAATCTGAAGAAGGTGTAGGTATAAAATCATGGTAGAAAAACCAATCAACCAGCAAATCTTTGAGCAGTTATCCATACTGAGAATTTCGCTGGCGAATCACATGGCAGCACAGGTGCACACAGACCAGCAAACCGCGAGCATGTACAGATTGCTTATATCCGGCAATGGTAAACCGTCGCTCGCGGAGACTGTGCGCAAACATGAAGAATGGATACAGGAGCGCAACATAGAAAATAGCAGGATAAAGCAAGAGCATCAGGACGATGTGCTTATAAAAACCTCTGACGCCAAAAAAGACCGTAGTGAAACCAAAAGAGAGAAGTTTCAAATCTGGCTAATGCTGGGAACGCAGGTGGCAGGATTTATATTCCTGGCCGTGGAAATTTCATTGCATATGAAATAGTTTATCAACCGGTGCGAGCCGGATAAAGAAAAGGAGAAAAATGAACCTAACAATTACCCCCAATCTGCTGGTAGCCATAGTCGCCGTGATCCTGGCGGTCCTATTCGATTGGCTTCCGGGCCTGAAAACCTGGTACGACAAGTTCACGGATGGTCAAAAGAGAGGCATCATGGCTCTCCTGTTACTGATCACCACGGCGGCTGTTCTCGGGATTTCCTGCGCAGCCTGGTGGCCCCTGGGAATCACCTGTAATGCGGAAGGGATACGCTCCGCTATTTACATGCTGGTGTTGGCAATCGCCATCAACCAGGGTACGCACATACTGACGAAGCCGACAGATCCGACACTGCCTCAATCATAGGCACGACGCCCGGCCTCGTAGCTACCTCATGGCGTTGCCTATTTTACGGCAGTCGAGGCCGGGCATAATAAAAGCAGACTCGCCCGATTTTTGCTTGCCCACGAATTGCAGGGACAGAGGCCGGGCGAGTCACTCTCTTACGCGCATGAATATTATAGCATAAAGTGATAATAATCAAGCGCCCCTCAGCCGGATCGTTACTGAGAGGCGCTTTTGGTTCCCTGCGAGGAGACCGGCTATATTTTACCATTAATTAGCACCCCAGCCAACGGCTACTGAGGTATAGATAGCCAAGGCGGGGATGCTGTTCCAAGGAGGTGACGCCTTTATTCTATCACAATTTCTTCCCCATCCTCATAGACTCTTATCCCGAGTTTTTTGTACGCCTGACGATAGCTAAAAAATTCCGTGCGTGTCACGCGGTACGGGTCGCCGCACTCAGGATCTCGTATCTCTATCGGCCTCATAATCGGATAGGCTGCCTGGAACTTTGATCGGCGCTCAGTCTGATACGCGTTGTCATATTCATGTTTTGCCTTGATGCGCGCGGCGCGTTCCTGACACTTGTCACAGCAATAGATTGAGTTGAGACGATGTTTGTTTGGGCATCCTGGGCATTCGCACAGGTCGGAGAGAAATCTGCTCATGCTGTAACCTCCACAATTCTTATTCCATAAAGTGCCTCGACCAGTTTGGCTTTTATGCGGAAGACGGCATAGGTACTACCGCCGCGATAACCTTTCACGTCTTCCACGACTACTCGACCGCCTTCGTGGTAGACGAAGTCGGCGATGTAATCACACACTTTGAAGTCATTCACCACCAGTGGGAATTTATGCTGTAATTCCAGGTCTCGAATGTCTCCGTTGGCTTCCATCAGTTTTAGCCCTAGATAGCGACGACTCTCGGCCTTCGACGCGAATACAAATCCATCGATCTCGACTTTTTTGGCATGAAGTTTATTCATGGCTTCGCCTTGGGTTGGGCGGCAAGCCAATCCAGCGCCATGTGAATAATGTCGAACGGGGAATGAATTCCATCGTTCTGCTTGGCTACTAAATCAAGCACCTTCTCCGCCTCGCTCAACCTGTCAAATACCCACGCCAGGTTTACCGCTCCATCCGGCCAGAACTCTGCATCCGGGTGCCTTGCCTGCCAGAGCTTGAGGGCGCGATGTAAGCAGCCCTCGAATATCTCATTGCGGGCTTTGGTGTCTGTCAGGTCGGCGCGAAGCCTTCCAATGTCGGCGCTTGCATAATCAAGATTTGCGCTCATGGCAGAATTTGACCGCACCAATTGTGCATTCTCGGTGCGGAGGTCGGCAAGTTCTTTCGCCGCCTGTTCGGGATTGACAATAACATGAGCAGTTCGGATTACATCATCAAATTCAAAATCACCCATATCTCACTCTCCATTCCTTAAAATCATTCCGCGGTGCAATACCGCAGTTGAATAATTGCACCAGCTATCGTAACCTTCGGCTTTGGCAATTTCGTCAAGGCGCTCATTGCGACTGCGGGTGTATTTCAGGTTGCAGTCCGGGTCCAGGTTGAGTATGGCAGAGACACGTTTGCCGGGTTTGGGCAATGGCTGCTCGCACTTTGGGCAGACAGGCGGAACCTTCAATGACATACGCTTTTTTAGGCCGACCGGGAATTTTCCATCCTTCAAAATACGTTCAATGTCGGCGTGGGTTATGTCGTTTCCGTACATTTTTGCAATCTTACGAAGTGACCATTTTTCATCTCTCCGGGCCTTGATGAATGCAATTACCTGCAATTCGGTGTACGTCGTTTGTACACCCACTTTTGAGCCGTTTTTTGGCATCGTGGGGTCGGTTGTCATAGGCGTTCTGGCGGCATTTCTGTCGATAACCCTAACTTGCTATCAATTTCTTCCCCCTTGATTTTCATTATCTCTTCGATTTGATCTTGGGATAAAGAAAACCATTCGTATCTAATGCGTTGTTCGGCATAAGTATCGTGTAAATACATTTCGGCTTTTCTGCAATGTACAGAATGGAAATGGTGCAGAACGGTCATTTTTAATGGGACATCTCTTTCTATTTGATTTACCCTACTTTGAATGTCCTGAGATGTCATACCTATTTTGCACATACCGTTTTCCGCCCGTAGTAGATAGACATATCCTCCACGAGGTTTTGATGGTACGTATTCCTTTTTGGTTTTGGGTTCGGAGTATTCGGGGTTGGTGTTTGATTCTTTTTCTGGTTTAAAATAAACCTTATATTTCCCACCGTAACTCATTCCCGATACTCTCCAATTAGCCTTTATAAGCCCCGGCTTCTGTCTTAAGTACCTTTGTTTACAAGTATTTCCTGGACAAAAATACATGTATCGAGGGTGTAGGGGAGTCTTACAAAATAAGCAGTACCTAACTTCGTTGTCCATTCTTGCTCCAAAACATTCGGCCCCGCCTAACTCTTTTGCCAATTGTCGAGATTGGGAAGTTTGTTAGGTAGGGCCGAATGTGGCAAAAGTAAAACTTCCTTCAATCTCGACAGGGGCAATTTTACCACAAAAACCCAGAGAGTGCGTGCGCATCAGCCGACTTTCCCCGGTATTGGCACCCATCCGCCTTCGGAGGGTGAGTGGTCCGTCAGTGTCAATCCCAACTTTTTCGCTATCAGCTCTGGCGTAATGCTCAACAAGAGTGTGCCATTGGGGAACACACCAGCCCCTAATCCATCGGAGTCTAATTGATAGGACTCGCATTTCCCACCTTTACATATACTTTGATCGTCTGCGGCGGCAATGCGAACAAATCCATTACTTGAAAGTACGGCCCCGGCCTGTGGTGATGGCGCACAGGCGGCGAGAATAAGCGCAATCAAGAATACAGCATATTTTTTCATGATCATTCTCCCTTTTTTACTACTTCTTGACTTCCCAGACGATCACGGTACCGCTGAGAAAATCAGGGATGAAGTAAATCTTTGCGCTATCGGTGGTGAGACCAGTCCAACATATGCTCCCTTTTAATTTATCGTTCGGTATTACCGTACCATCCAAACTGCCTGATGGGCAATTAAAGATGTCCAACTTAAGTGTAGTTCCTTCGTTATCCTTGGCAGAGAAACTCATCATCGAGCTTACATCAATGTTTTCTGTTCCCTTATTTTCAATCGTAAAATTCGCTTGCAATCTACCGTTGGCAATCTGCGCATTATTCATGGTGACATATTGAGTCCCAGCCTGAATGGCTTCTCCAGTTTGGTTAGTTTGCAGGGTAGCGGTAACTTCTATGGTAGCCGTGGGGTAGGGAGTATCTGATGATTTTGGAGTATCTGAGGGTGCTGTTGTCATTGTGGGTTTTATGGGTTCCGTAGGTTTCGGAGTTCTTGTATAAGTGGCAGTCCACAAAGCCACCAGAGTTTTTTGTCTTACACTGGTTTGTGTTGCTAACTTTTTATATTGTGGCGTTTGGGCATAAACATACCCAAAAATCATAATTATTAAACAAAGTGCTACCAATCCACCAACAATAATTAATATTACCTTTATGGCACTGGACTTCTTTGGTTTTGATTCGTTGGTCATAGTTACCTCCATTTTTATCTTCTTATTATCGCGCATTTTTAGCGTTTGGGTGATACCAAAATTACCCCCGCCTTATCAGCGGGGGGGGGCGGTCGCATCATATTCCAAGCATCCGCCTGGACGTTGCGCAGACCACTCTTGATAGTTGCCCATATCCTGATATTACCGATGGCAAGCAGGCGATAATCAGCACGACTATCCAGGTCACGACTGCCGAGGTAGTAGCCGATATCGAACAGTCGACTCGGGGTCTGCTCGGCGCGAGCGAGTTCCAGCCAGCCGAGGCGCACCTGCTCAAGTTCTGCAAGCGATTCGTCGTCTGCGATTTCGGCGGGAGAAGCGGGTAAATTTGTCATGGCATCACCTCGATAATTTCATCGTCTCGAAACGATGTTCTATTCCCGCGCGCGTCCTTTGCGTTTAGGATGACGGCGCGAACGTCTTTGCGCTGATCGGGCTTCGTCTTTTCAAGCGAATAATCCGCGTCGGTTGAATTGTAACGGAATCTGTCGCCGACTTTCAGGGTGCCGAATTTCTTCTTTGTCATGCTTCCTCGCTCTCTTCAATCGGATACAACGTCAATTCGTCAGGTGCATAGTATTGCTGGCCGGTATCATAAATTATCATGGCTAATGCGCCGGCTTCGTAAGTGGGGATGGCATATATGCAGGTGAGTTTTCCATCGCCAGCTTTTGGTGTATCAAATCTGGTACACACTCGCACGGTTGCAGCTTTCCGAACAGCGGATGGCCTGGGTATACGTCTGCCCGAATCCAGCCGGTGCCTATGCAGATTTTACAGTTTGGATCACCATTCGACCCGGGCTGCCACATCGAGCCATCCGGGAGAGTATCGCGCCAGTTTTTGACGTACAGGTGTTTATCAATGTTTATTTGGCGTAGGTTGTCCGAGAGCCTTGACATGTTTATTCTCCTCTATGTATTTTCGTTCAAGATATTCATTCAGTGTTTTCATCGGGTCATTCGTCGATGGCAAACTATTTACTGCTCCGATAATTTCGCCCGGGGATGGCGCAAATGCGCGCCCCGGTTCCTTGCAGGCGATCCGCATTCCCTGCCGCAACTTGTCGCCTTCGATGTCTCCGAGAAGATCCTCGAAAACATCAATTGTATTCGGTTCGCTTTCCAGATCAGGATGGAAGTTTGGGAAGGCCAGCATCATAAAACCAACGAGCGCCTTGATTTCGTCACGGTTTGCCACGTTACGCCTCCGCCAATAATTTCATTTCGGCTGCCCGGCTGCCCTTGGCGGGGTTGCGCGGGCCGGCTGGGTGCACTTTGGGAGGCAGTGCACTCTTTCCTTCGACTGCCCAGCGCTTGAGAATAGCCGCACAGTATGCCCAATTGCGCTTGTTTTGCTCGGCGGCGATATGGAAAGACTCGATCAGCCATTCCGGGGGGATATGGAGATTGTCCAGGTAGTCGCTAATGCAGTCATTGACGTGTCCATTAAGTCCACCGATTTCTGTTTCGTAAGTGGCAAAAACACTGCCGAATTTTTCCCTCGTAGTCGTATTATTACTTTGCTCCTTGCTACTTAAATACTTAATACTTGCGTGCGATTCTCCACACTCTGGTTTATCCACACTCTGGTTTTTCGCACTCTGGTTATCCACCCCCACCTGTGGCGCAACCAGAGTGCTATTTCCTGTATGTGGTGTCTCGTAAACTTCCCACAAATGGGACAGTATCTTTCCGGTTTCTTTATCTGCAATTGTAGTGTGGCGTAAATGACCAATAGCTTGAAGTTCTCTTACTCCAGCCCGGACAGACGCAAGGCCATCTGTGCTTCTGTTTGCCAAGTCAACCAGGTTGACC